TTAAACATCATCAAGTGCTTCCCCTTCGATCGCTTCTCCGTCGACCGTGATGAATGCCCTTCCCATCAGCTTTGCGAACTCAGTGCGCCCGTCATAGTTAATCAGCAAGGTATCCCCTTGTTTCGGCCGTCTTGACACGTCAATGACCGCATAACCGGCGCTGGTTTCGACTACTCGCGTATTAGCGCCAACGTTGCATATCCTGTTGATTGTCAGGGTTGACTCTGCAAAATCGTTGGCCGGAGAAACAAAGCCCATTACAGCACTCTCCCCATGTTGCGAAGTATCCAGAGACGGTTTTCACTATCATTTGTCGTTTTATCAACAAAATATGTCTGGTTACGTTCAATCCACTGGTTCGCCTCATTGCCCGAAAAATGTATCCCCTTACTCTGCAACTCTCTGACAAAGTCTCCGGTTCGCAGGCAAAGATAACCTTTTGAGTTTTGCGTTATCGAATTTACAAACGCGCTTCTGATATCTGACTGCCTAAGCATGATCTGCCCTCGATAAACACTGTTTGCATATACAGTAGTTTTATTGATTGACCAGATCAATAAACGTTGTGCCTATCAATTTCCGTCGCTGATGTAACGTAATGATTGTGCTGGCGTCATGACAGGAAAATATTTATAGATAGTTTTTACCCCCACCCCGATCACGTCGGCCACCTGCTGTCAGGTAGCACCGCTCTCCATCATCCGACGAGCCCTCACTCTACTATCAATGATGTAATCATCGGCTGTGTTATCTCGCTAAGACCCATGACAGGTTTATTCTTTCTTACCAACATAACCAATTGATTTTAAACGCCTTCGCTAGCAAATTTTGAATGCTATGTTGAAATTTTCATCATCTATGTCTATTCCTTACTTGAGGTATTGTTATTTATTCTTTTCTGACAATACCACGTTTAAATAAGCAATCATTTTCTACACACTATCAAGGACACATCCAATGTATGATAAATGGAAAAAAGCGGTAATTCATCTAGAATGCGCTATGGATATAGAAAAAATCAGTGAAAAAATATTTAGAGATTATGAGCTTGAAAACAAACTAAACAGAGATGAAATATCATTAGATCATTATCGCGAGGAAATTTCAAAGGGATTTGAATTAAAAAGATCACATGGGACTGCGATATTTATAATTCATGACAGAAAGAGATACTTATTAACTGCAAGGCATGTTCTTTTCGATAAATCAGAATCAGACAAAAAGTTTGAAGAGGACCAAAGAAGACACGAAGAGTACTCTGCTGTTTCAGGATTCTATCGTTCTCCACCAGAGAGAGATACCAATACTATTTTTAAGCATATTTTTAGAGTTCCATCACTGGATGAGAATAAAGGAATTGACGCAAAACGTCTTTTTATTCGTTACCTTCACGTTGGTCCTTACGAGAGTAGGCCTTATACATTTTCAGATTATGAAAAAGACTTAGCCATTATTTCATTAGATCAACGAAACCCCGCATTTGCTGATCATTTAATAGAACTTGGTTACGCACCAATCCCATCAGAAGAAATAGAAAGCGGGTCATTAAAGGAAGGAGATGAAGTGTTTACTGTTGGATTCCCTGCTGCTACATGTTTTTTGGGGCAATTTTTAACCGACCCTTCACTAATGATGTCATCATCACCACTATATTCCCTTCCGGTATTTTCTTGGGGTAGGGTTTCAATGCTACACCATAATTTACATTTTTACTGGTGTGATATTAGCATTTACCCTGGCAATAGTGGAGGCCCTTTAATTTCGGATGGTAAATTAGTCGGTATTGTTGTTGCTCAAGCATCTGTTTCCATTGATGACTACCCTTCAGTTAGAACCAGAATTCCTTTTGCAAAAATAATCAAAGGCGATTATATCAAGGAGCTAATCGATGAGCAGGAAAAAAAGGATAATTTTTTAAGAACTGGCGGGGTTTGATATCAACATTATAGATTCATAGAGGCACGATGGTTAAACCATCATGCCTCTATGCTATCACCTACTGGTGATGCTGTTTTTATTTCATGCGAACGTTTTAGTTGCCTATTAGAACATCAATCGCATCTGAAAATGCACTGAGTGACTTAATGAAGTTATAGGCTTGTGTGAAGGGGTCCGGTCCAGTCAGGTCATAAAGGCAACTATACGTTTCCGAGTTGAGCAATGGTTCGCTTTCGCTAACCCGATAAGCCAGCCCGAAACTCAGTGTTTCCTGGTCGGTACTGATTGAAGGCATGATCACATTGAGTACACCATCAGTTACCGTCACGCCGTTAAAATTGAATGTCATTTTTAACATAATAATGCCTCACACTACGGGATTAGAGCTGATAATTACGCCATCGTTGACAGACGTCGGTGCGCCATTTTTTGCCCTTTTGTTTCCCGATGCGTCATACCACTCATGATACGCCCCATTCACAATGTGCTGGGTACTCCAGTTCATACCCAGCCCGCTATTATGTCCCGTGCCAATAGGCTCATCATTCATATAGACATTTAAATTGCCTACGATAAATTTTGTCGCTGACGAGTCCACATAGGATTTTGAGGTGAATCTGACAATAAACGTACCGGAAGCGGAAGGGATAAAAGGCAGCGTTACTTTTTGCCATCTGGCAACAGAGTCCAGCAATATAATCCTGCGCACCCATATTACACCGCCATCGACATTAAGAATTTCCACCTTAACCGACTGCACGGAGTTCGAGCTTCCACACTTCAGTTCAACATCAAGCCATGTCTTACGGCCAGCAACACCATTGGCTATAGTGACGAAAGCCCTCCCGTCCGCATTCCCCATCGTTATTTCTGTTGCCTCAAAAACTCCACCATATGAATTATTCACAGAGGATTTTGTTGCATCTGCGGCAGTTATCCCCGACGTTGGCCCACTAAAAAGAGACACGAAATCAATTTTCTGACTTCCTACCGGGTAATACCCGGACTGCGGATGTCCGGAAAAATAATTCAGAGGGTCAACCAGTCTGAATACGTCACTGAGGTTGGATAAAAGATGCGGTTCTACACCTTCCTGCAGCGCCATTGCTGCTGACGCATCAAACACATTACTTCTCGTCAGGTTGTTAACAGCAGACTGATCAATGCCAGGGTGGAACTGAATGAGGTATTTGGGCATACCGTTATCGTAAAGATTATCAAACCGGTTGTTGCCAAAGTTAGGTGTATTACACAGTACGAATGGTACCTGGTTGGTGGCATGTACGCTGTTTACGTTGTTGTCGCGGAAAGTCAGCCCGGATACGAATTTTTCAGACACGTCAGTTGAGTGGTGTCGATCACCGTTAAACCCATAACCAGATGGACGGTCCGGGTCCAAAGCCTGCTGGTCCGCGATAAGAACATGTGAATCGTTCGCACCTAGGTTTTCAGACCCGAACTTGTTACCGCTAAAGACGATCCCTCGCCCGGCGTTGTTGGTGCCTGGCGACGGCACAATCCAGACATCATGAGACTCCCTGGCGATCAGGTCTTCATCTACTCGTTTGCCTGTGCGATAGAAATCGCACATCAATACGTTAAATGGGGTCGCCGGGCCTGTTGTGGTTGCGGGAGTGGTCTCTGTACGGGTAGCCGTAGAAAGTTTTAAACCATATTTGTTATCAGTAAAAACACACCCTAACGCATAGCCTCCAGCGCTTAAACCGGAAATGCAAGCCCCAATGGTATCGAATTCAGGATCACCATAGAACTGACACCCGTTCAGCCGGAAATACGGCATATCGACAGAATTTGCACTTATTCCACACTCGGTGTATCTGGATAACCGAAGGCGTTCAAAGTTGTGGGTGCTGGTAGGATTGCTCGCGGTATTGCGGTAGCGAACCGCCCCTCTTCCTCTATGAAACGTAATATCCGACAGATGAGAATGTACAGGGTTATTCTCGGAGTCGATAAAGAATCCGTTGCTGTCCACAATCATGATTTTAGTAGACAACGCGCTTTCACCCCGAATATTCAGGACATAAGAATCAAGTCCACCTATCGACAAGCCCGTTCCAGAATAAACATATAAACCGGACTCAAGAGTCAGTAATGGGCCTTTCTGCAGCATAAACCCTGGCTCGCCAGGCTGAACTGTATTCCGATCATAACTTGAGTCTGTAAGACATTCGAACCATTTCTCAAACGCAAGGGTATCGTCGTGAATTCCATCGCCGTATGCCCCGAAATGCAATTTCATGCGAGCTTCGCCACTGAACAGCATGTCTTCCACTGTTCTTCCGCTAGCCAGATTAAGAACAGGACGTTTCGGCTTCCCACCATTGATCATGGCTGCGCCCATTCCCTCTTCGCTTGAACCCAGGTTTTGGCGAAGCGTATCTCCATCCATCAGAACGAAGTGAGCCACATCATTCGCAAAACTGGTTGCGTCGGTACCCGTTGTCGTAAATCCGACATCCGTGGTGGCATTCAGGCGGTAATATTGGTCGTTATACCGGATGTACTGGTTACGGGCGCCGAACTGAAACGGTCCGTCTTCATAGTCGCCGAGGAACACGTAACCGGACGAAAGGAGGAACTGCTGGAACTGGTCGGCCCTTTCTTGCTGCGCAGCATTGAACTGGTTATTTCGCCCCGTATTGGTCAGGCGTTTCACATCAAAGCGATCAGTATAGAAATCGCCAGTACCAGTAACCTCTTCGTCCAGCTTCGCGCCGGCAAATACCGCATTACGAATATCAGTACTGGGTACCGGGACCTTAGTCGGGGTTGGGAGTGGAACTTCTGCCATTGTGCATGTCGCCCTATAAATGGCGCACGAAACCCTCAGAAATGAATCTGACGGTGTGCGCGAAGGTTGGATATTACTGCTGTGCGTTACGGATAAATCGAGTCTGAATATTCAGAGAGGGTTAATGTCTGGGTGTCGTCGCCATTGGGTTTGGCTGTTTCGACCCTCCAGATTGTTGAGTTAAGTTCCGTGCTTGTTGCGATGAAATAGCGGCTGGCGTTCTGCACCGTCGTTCTGTCGTAAATGTTCAGGTCGAAAGCGTCAGCTGCAGCCTGAAATGCCTTAGGCTTGCCGGTTACGGGGTATGCGCGCCAGCGGCCGCGATAATTACCGAGGCTATCCGTCATCACCACCCACATATCGCCGAGAGAGAAGTCGATACGCTCTGACGTCGAAAACACATCCCCGTTACGGGCGGTGATATAGCCATTCTGCTGTTTGTTGTCGTACATGTCCGGACACTGCACTACCGCGCCGCGAATAACCTGCGTGGATTCCAGCACTTTCACCGTCATGCCAAGGCGAGAGTAAAGTATTCTCCGAGCTTCCAGCCACGCCCGGTCCTCCGCCTGCGTTTTATTACGACAGCCATCAAGGCTGATCTGCAGCGCGTTAATGGTCGCGTCCTCGACCTCAACAATGCCGCTCTGGTCAATCTGCAGATAGATGTACGCTTTTTTATTGGTGAGCGGGTCGACATAGTCCAACGTGACGCCGTCATAGCCGCCCGGCAGTGACATAGTCCATGTGACCTTATACTCGTCCCAGAACATGTTTGAGCGCGCAAAAACAGCATCCGGATTCGCCACTTTCTCATCACGCCAGAACGTCAGTACATCGCCGATGTTATTCCCGTCGACTCTGGCCACATTGCAGATGGTTTTGATGCGCTCGCCGAGAGACAGCTTTTCGTCAGAAAAGGTGTAATCGAAGTACCCCATCTCCGGAACGGTTATCGAGTCAGCAATGGCGTACAGCGTCGCGACATCGATGCTCGACACGTCCTGCTTACCAATGACTATCCACTCGTGCAGCGCAGCATCTGCAAACGAGCGGCTCGGGCGCAGCGTATAGTCAATCAGACCGGTTGCGCGGTCATAGGTGATGGTATGGCGCTGCGCGAGCATATTGTATTTCTGCTCACGGTTACTGTTGCTGTTGTTCGGCCCTTTGATCGTGACCTTCGCGATAGTGTCATCTGGATAAACCACGTTTTCACGCGTGTTGACCGCGTGAATCGCCATAAGCGTGACGACGTTTCCGTCGTTGCTGTTATCCAGACGCTCAATTGTCACCGCGTAACGCCCGGCGCCGGCGGCTGGCGTGTATTTGTGCGAGGTGCGAAAATATCTAGTGGTCACCTGAAAATCGTTGTCGAAGAAGTAATCATACTGCTCGGAAGTGCCCGGTATCTGGTTGTTGCTGTCGTCAACTTGCCAGAACCGGATCCGATAGCGTGATGTTCCCGCCGTCGCGCCGAGCTGCACCATTACGTGCACCCATACCTGAGATGATTCAAGCGGCGACACTGACGGCCCAATCACCAGCGGCGTCTGGTCGTTCAGAGTGAATAACGTCAGGTTGATGGTTGCGTCAGCTGGCAGTGTGGTGATCTCCCCCGTCATGTCACCGAGATAAAACGTGGTGTATGAAAGAGTATCCGTCCCGATGAAGCTTTCCGAATAAACGATATTCCCGCTGCCGGTCACGTTACGGGTTACCGGGCTGCCGCCGGCGTTCCATGTCGCATTAATCACGAACGTCACCGGGTGCGGAACGGCCAGCGCGGCGAAATACGTGAAATTGTCATCGTTAGAGGGCACCGTCGCCTTGAGCTGGTTACTCTCTATTACCATCGCCGTCGGCGCTGTAGTTGTCGCGGTCTGGGCCGGAAAATCCTCACTCTCGTTCAGACCCGGCACCTCTTCGTTATCGATGTCGTCAAACTGGTACCCAACATCGATGGCCCCGATCGTCACGCCCGGGTCAAACGTCTCGTAGCTGGCGCCAGCCAGGCTACCGAGATTCGATTCTGAGTAGCGCACAGAGGAAATTGTGTATTTCCCGTATCCGACCTCAAACCACTCGGTGATGTATTTGTTGTTGTCGATAAACTCAAACAGCGCCTGCTGCATCAGGTCAGGGAATACCCGGCACTGGCCGTAAATATTCGGCCTCCCCCTATAAAGGCGCGCGCGGTTAGTTTGCCCCGTTGCGTCGTTGTTTGGTGATTCGCCGGTTGATACCGAAGGTGAAGAGGCATTCTGCTGTCCGGTTATCCCCGCCATTACCTTTTTGGTAAAACGGATCGGATTGAGATGCTCAACGGGGTTTAGCAGCGTTTTAATCAGCCCGCCGCCCTCTGGCTGGTCAAATACCGAAACAGCATCTCCAGCGCGCAGCGGATAGGACAGGTCAAAATCATCATCCAGTTTTCGGCCGTTGAGTTTCACCACGACGTTGTTATGTAGCTTAAGCTTGTCGAGCAAGGCGATCAGTTGAGTGCCAGGCTCTTCCGTTCCGCGTTGCTTAGGTGCGCCCGGCAGGCGCTGGAGCTCATATCGAACCATGCACCAGATACTCCACTTTGTTATAGATTTTCTGAAGGATGACGGCGCTGTCCATGCGGACAAAACCGAACTCGCCTCGGGAGTGCAGGCATTTCCCCGGATTAATCATCACGCCGACGTGCGCCGGTGCATCGCCGTAATAGAACACCGCGAGGCAGCCGGAAACCGGCACCGGAACCCGGCGCCAGTGTTCGAGCTCTTCTTCGTAGCAGGTGATGAAATCTGAGCCAGACTCGTAGCCGGCGACGTGGTGGAGCTCCAGCCCCAGAACGTGCCGGTAATACAAAACCACGAGTCCCCAGCAATCCAGCTCATCGAAAGTGCAGGCGCGATTAGCCCAGGGCTTGCCATTAACCAGCCCGATAAATTCGCTCTGTGTCATACGGTAATCAGCCCAGGATAGTCTTTCGTGGTGTAAATGATGGGGTTTGCCAGCGTTAGCGGGTTGGTCTTGCCTGAGTTCACCGTGACGTTGCTACCATCGGCGCCGACATCTTTCACAAACAATGACCATGTCTTCATCGGCGTAGCATCGCCGATCGCATTCCACTGCTGATATTTGCAGGTTATTGGCGTCATGCGCCCGGCGCCCGTCCAGTTCTTAAGCGTGTTTCTGACGTCCTCGGTGCCCTGCAGGAACGTGATAGCCATTGTGATGATGGCCGACCCGTTTTGTGTGGGTTCGGTGATGTCGAATGCCGCGGGCTGGTAAAGGTTCCCGCCAAACAACGCTTCATGAAACAGCTTATTGACCACTCGGTAATAGCCGAACGCCGGGTGATAAAACTCGATGGTCTGCTTGATGTCGCTCGCCGGCCGGCGCTCTTTCCATTCTCTCAATGTCGGCATTAGTCAGCCCTCGGCATAACGGATGTCACCAGATAATCCAGCCAGTAGCCGTAGTTCTCTGGCGCCTCGACAATCCAGTCGTCGTAGTCCTCAGTGATGTCCTCGATACCATTACAGATGACGCTGGCAGTCCAGGTGACAATGTTTCCGTTTTTGCTGGTCTGCACTGGCATACTGATGAAATGCAGGGTCTGCAGCTGCACGCCCTGCGTATCGCCGAGGTCAATCCGCATCTGGAACCAGTTACGGCCACGGTCGCAGTACGTCGGTGAGCGGAGCCACGATTTAAACCGCTCGGCCTGCTGCAGCGTGAATTTCCACTGCAGAGACCAGGTCGATTTAAGGTCGGTGGTTAGTGGCGTGAAGATGACAGGCCCGACTGCCGGCGTCGTCGTCTGCCAGGCCGTATCCTGCGTCATGTTCTGGTCTGCGCGCTGAGGAAGCGGCAGCATATCCGGGTATGAAACTGTTGCCACGTTTCCTCCGGGCATAAAAAAAGCCGCGGCTGCGGCACTGATCGAATATCAGGATGTTGCTAAATGTGTACCACTGTTACTGTGTGTTTTTCACACAGAGAAAGGATGGGTATATGTCAGAGAAATTCAGAGTCAAACTCTCCTGCCCTGATTGCGGCAGTGAGCAATTCATATTTAGCGCCTAACCGCACACCATAGACAATGTCGAGTCCTGTGCTTCCTGCGGAAGGGCTATCAGCAAAAACGATGTCTTTCGCTACAGCAAAGAGTTCCTGGTTGATACGCTCAGAGACAGGTTGAAGGGAACCAAATTTAAGCTCAAGTAAGGAGATTAGGCTATCAAGTTGCGATTGAGCCTCGCTGGTGTCGACCGATATGGATGCCAGCAATTTTTTATCTTCCATTTGTCTACTCCATTAAAAACCCCGCCGGAGCGGGTTGGTTTAGTAGTCGCCTAATGCTTGCCGGCGGAGGCCGTAGGTGGACTCCATCTGGCTTGACATTGGGCCACCGGTTTCCATGTCGGTAATGAACGTTTCGATCAGCAGTTCGCTTCCATTCTGGCTGCTGCGCGTGTCAACGCTTACCCCGCTGGCATAGTTGTAGACGTTGTTCACGACCTGCAGCGAGCCGCTGCCACTGCCCTGCAAATCCTTGTTGCTGATAACCGAACCATTGTCACCGGGGATCATGTACTGGCTGCCATTACTGGCCTTGTAGATTTCAGGCATGCCGCCTTCGCCTACCTGGTACATTGAGCCGGCGGATACCGGGCCGCCATTCTTACGCTTTCCAGCGAGCGAGGAGCCTACTGCCAGGGCAGCGATTAATGCTCCAAGACCAATAGCAACAGCGCCGCCGAACGACCCGATCGAAGCCACCAGTGCCGCTGGGGTCCATGCCGCTGTAGTTGTTGCTGCCGATGCTGTGCTCGCAGCGGTCGTCGTAGCGAGTGAACCGACCTGCGCAGCTGTAGTTGTGGCGATCGCCGCATTCTGAGCGGTTGCCCCCATGATTGCTGATTTAGCCTGCTGCAAACCCATCTGGACGAAAGTGTTGATAACATCATTCAGAATGGTGTTGCCGATCGACTGGAGGGCATCCGATGCAGACATGCTGCCGGTGATTATTCCGGTAAGCGCATTAGATGCCTGGGCACCGAATGCATCGACTGCGGCACCCAGCGCCTCATAGCCCACACTCTGCTGAGTAAACAGAGCCCATTGCGCATCCGTCCTGGCTTTTTCGTACTGCATGTCAGCTGCATTTTTCAGCATCAGGGCCTGGTTGTGAGCAATAACACCTTGCTGCTCATACTGCTGAATTAACGCAAGTTGCTGAGCATGCTGGTTAGCCAGGTTCTGGACAGGATCCACATCTCCAGCAGCCTGCTGCTGCGGTGTTACAGCCTGCTGAGAGCGGATTTTAGCGAGATTGGCCTGGTGCTGAGCCTCCAGTTGTTCACTGGTTTGATCGTACTGCTGCTGGGTTATTTTTTTTGCGGCCAGTGCAATCTGTAGGTCCTTTACATCCTGCGTGTAAGATGCATTTTCTCTGGCTTCAGGTAGCAGTTTTTCAGCCGCTGCCTGAGCCCTGATGGCGTTCGCTGTATCCCACTTTGTTGCTGCGTACTGACCGGCCAAAGCTACTTGTTCTTGTGTGGCGCCCTTGCCGAGCGAAAGTTGGGCTGTCAAAATTGCCTGCTCCCGGCTTAACTCCCGAGTGGAGTCTGCTGCCAGTTCAGACTGCTGTTTCAGATTTGCTAATTTCTGATTTACTGATTCCTGTTGGGTGGCAAATTTATTCGCTTCAGATGTTGCTTCCTTAGTGGCCTTTTTATTGTTTTGCTGCGCCTGTTGAGCATCAAATTCAGCAGCTGCCCTGTCACGAGCAAGGTTAACATCCGCCTCTGATCCACCGAGTTTCCTAATGTCCTGCTCAGCCCTTAATTGCGCTCGCTTCCTGTCATTAAGCTCGCTCTGAAGTGTTACCTGATCCTGTAGCTTATCCAGATACTCCTGAACATCTTTCGGGCGTTCAACCATGAGGCTGCTGGAGTTGAATTTATCTTTTGCCTTGGCCGCAAAATTAATCATATCTCCCAACTTGCTCATCATGCCGGCAGCAATTCCCGCTTCCTGCCCATCCCTGCGCAGCAAATCGATACCTTGCTTCATCGTTCCGTTTAGCGTAGCGCGACCAATGTTAATAGCGTTTTGGGTCTGGCTTAGCCTGTTCTGAGCTTTCTCTAACTCAAGAGTTGCTATGGCAAGGTTATCTTGTGCGCCACCAAGCGCCTCGGCAGCCTGCCGCCCTCTCGTTGTATTCGTACCCCAGTTTGCAATTTCTCTTTGCTGGCGCTGGACCGCAGATGTCGCGTCATTGAATTCCTTTTGTGCGTCAGATACCGCGTCACTCAATTCAGGAAGACTCTGACTCAATTTCCCTATCGTCGCCGCCAACTCTGTATGCGACATCGTTTGGAATTTGGAACTCAGTTCGTTAACGCTATCGGCAAGAGCATTAGCATCATTCCTCGCTTCTTTTGCACGCTGAGAGAAGTAGAGAATTGCACTTGCAGCAAGCATCGCCGCTCCGGCAGGCCCACCAATTAACCCGAGAGCCCTGCTAGCCAGGCTGGCACCAGATGAGAGAGCCATTTGAGCAGCCCTGTTTGCCGCCAGTGCTCGATTATAATTATCAACCGCACCGGCAGCCGCAACCCTGGCAACGGACAAGCGCTGTTCAGCTGCCGCAGCGTTGGTTTCGCTGATAGCAGTAAGGCGCATCATTTCTGCGAGCCTTATCTCATCTAAGGCCCGTTGTTTTGCGACCGCTGCAGCCCTGAGGTCTGCCGCTGCTTTATTCGCGGAAGCCTGAGCTGCTAATGATTCTTCTGCTGAAAGCGTGCGTGATGCGGCAGATGCTTTGATTTTAGCCGCAGTAGCCATAGTTAAGGCGCCGACATACCGACTCCCAAGAATAGCCGCGACGCCTGTCAGCAAAGCGCTCAGGCCGCCGATATTTTCACTGATAGTAACGACCGCATCACTGAAAATTGCCGCACCGGTTTTTACGGTAGAGTTTTCGCCGAAAAACTTAGTGATGTTATTGCCCGCAACCTGAAGAGCCTGGCTGATAGTCGTAGTGGTGTTGGCAAATTCAGCACCGATTACACTACCCTGGGAAAGCAGACCGTTAACCACAACATCTGTCGTTAGCTTGCCCTGTGCCGCCATGTTGCGCATCTGGCCGATGCTGACCCCCATAGAGTCAGCAAGGGCTACGATAAGGCGATTACCCTGCTCGTTTACAGAGTTGAATTCCTCACCGCGTAACGCGCCAGAGGCCAAGCCCTGAGATAGCTGAATAATGGCATTTTCAGCCTCTTGTGCCGTTGCGCCTGAAACCACAAATCCCTGATTGATAATCGTGGTTAATTTTGCCAGATCCCCAGCGCTGGTTCCGTATTGCCGGGTGGCCCTCTCTAAACGCGCATATAGGGATGCTGTTGCATCCAGGCTGCTTCGGGTTTGCTGCGTGATGTTGAAAACACGCTCAGTTACATCAGCAAGTCGTTCAGACGGGCGAAGAGAGTTGGATAATTTATTGTTAACAGTAGCCCATGCGTCAGCATATTCAGCCACCTGCTGGACAGAAAGAGCTGCGGTAAGTGCAACCGCAACACGTGACAAGCTCGACATCGAACGCTCTGTGGTATCAATGGAGCGTGATGTTTTATCAAATCCCCGTTCCATCAGATCAAGGCGCTGGTTAACGCGCTGCTGAGCGGTAAGTAGCCCGCGCACATCCATTTCAATGTCGTAATAAATACCGCCAGCGTTCTCAGCCATTTCCTTTTCTCCGGGCAATAAAAAACCCCGCCGAAGCGAGGTTTTGGGGTTGAGTTTTGTTATATTAGCCCAGCTTTTCTTCGGGCCTCTTCGAGATACTCATCATCTGTTTTTTCGGGACCGAGGTCTAAAGGCTGCTGCCTTTGCCACTCTTTTAATTTGCCGCTAAGTGCATAAATGATTTTGTCGAAGTTTTTCTGATGCCTGTGTGCACCTGTCACGTTAACGCCTAACTTCAGGGCGGAGTCTATACCGACGACGCATGAGTTTTCGCCGTCGGAATTCACCACAATAGACACATTTTCACCCCATGAGAAAAGTGAAATTCCAGCACTTACAGAAACTCGGCGAAGTGTGTCATCCTTCTGTTTAATCGTCATCCCGACTTCTGGAATAGCCTCTAAAAGTTTTTCAAAGGCAACGTCAGCCGGAAATGGAAAAATTTGCTGCGTAGATTGACTGGCAAAGCTCATATCCCTATCCCCCTCAGTAAATGATGCGGCAATCGTAGCAGAGGGTAAGCGATACGACAAAACCACCTGATCGTTTATCAGGATGTTCGGCGGTGAGCTTCCAGGGTAGGTTGGATGGTAAACCAAAAACAAGGAATCAACATGGATAAGTTCGACCGGAAATTACAACTTGAAATACTACAGGCTTGTGTAGGCAGCTATCCATCTACTCCACGGCCTGAAAGATTTAACAATACATTAGTTGCGGAATGCGCTCTAAATGATATCAAAAAATTAATCGCTAATATTTACTATCTCGTCGAGCATGACCTAATCCACGTCAACAACAAATCAATGATGCATGACATCCTGATTATTGGTGAAATTTCAGCCTCTGCCAAAGGTGTCGATTTCATGTTAAATGATGGAGGGCTTGGCGCCATCCTAAATGTCCAGACTATCAAGTTTCATCGTGATGCTGTCGTAGTGCTCGAAGACCTCATCACGATTTCTAACATGGACGATGAGCAGAAGGATCAAGCTAAATCCTCTCTCGGCGAATTATCGATTAAAACCCTTGAAAGTGTGGTGCAGGCCGGGACCACAGCTGTGCTTTCAAAGCTACTCGGACAATGAATCTATGTTGTAAATGAAAGCCCACCTGAGTGGGCTATTCCAAATTTATGCGATACCCGGCAAATACAATTGAACCTCATCAACGGCCCGATCACGCGCAGCATGGAGCAATTGTTTACGGCCGCCAACACCCCACTTCGCCATCTGGCTTGCACACTGACTGATAGCCTTTGTTTCTGTGTTGATGATGTGGTCGATTTTGTTCAGGCGGGACATAGCGCCAATGCCCATACGAACAACCGTCCGAAATACCTCATACACCTCAATTTCGAATTCGGGCTTAATCCATGCTGCATAGCGAATGGCAAGCAGTTCAACCCCCCACGCACCAGATTCCGAACCGCCTTTTATTACTTTAAGAGGTTGAATTTCTTCCAAAGCTCTTTTTTGAGCTTTGGCTTTAAGTGCTGAAACAAACCGCTTAACTTGCGCACTTCTTAAAAAGTTACTCGGCCTCTGTGATTCCGTTGCCTCGCCATTGGCTACAGCCGCCGCATGGAGATCGTTAAGGTTGTAGCGCCCCTCGTCGTCTACACGAACGGATACGCCATTTACTGAGACTGTTGGATATTTCATATCGGTTTACCTTTGAGTGATGAACCTTGTCGCACAGGAAACCGGCCCACAGAAGGCACCGACAGCCGCCGGCATCCTCAAGGGTCATCCTGAAAGGCTCTGTGTTAAATGCGCGTGCGAGGCGCGTAAGAAGTGAGGCTGCAATAGCCGATCACGAACAGACAGATGTAAAAAAGCCCCGCGTTTGCGAGGCTGATATTCGGTTAGTGCTGGAGTTAAATCTTCGTGGGGGTTGTCCTGGACTGATCCTGTTGCATCATCGCCTGCCAGCGCCGATCGTCTTCGTCCATCACCGTGTCGTACTCTTCGCGGGTGAACCCTTTCTGGTTCGGGTATTTAGCGTTGAGCATTAGGGCGAATTCCGTCATCGTCAGGTTTTCGGCCTCCTCCCGACTTATACCGAAATGGTTGCGCGCTGCCATGATGTAGTCAGTGGCGCGGAATTCCGACGTGGTTTCGTTGCTTTCATGGCGCTGCAACTTACGCACCTTTGCCTTTCCAGCGATTCCATGCCACATCAAGTTTTGCGCGATGATAATCATGTTCTCCGGCGGCATGCTTCCCGGCCGCCAGACGAAACCGCGTTTGCGCCCTTTCCCAGGACGCATCCAACCAACCAGATCACCAATGTCATCATCGCAGCACGCTGTAAGTACAGTGTGAGCCGCCATGATGGCTTTGCGAGTCAGAAGGCCGCTCTGGATATACCGCAGCACACAATCCGGAAGCCGGCTGTACTCGTCGCGGATATAGGCCTCTGCCGCGCGCTGCACTAATGGCGTCGCCTCATCGTTGCACAGGTCATAGAACGTTTGAACGATTTCGGCAGGCTCGCCTATACGTGCCATGTTGCGGAATGACGGACGGAAAAAGAATTCCCGGTCATCGGTACCGATAACGCATTCGCCTAATTCTTTAATCGGGGTCATAGTCGCTCCATAAACAGTATCAAGGGCGCCGTAACGCCCTTTGTACTATTCACGAAACAGCCAGGTGATTAGCTGATCGTGACCGTGCATGCTACTGAGGTAATTTTGACTGGCGTCGCTGACGAATCAGTGACCTCACAGGTATAAACCCCTGCGTCACCAGAGACCGCACTGGCCTTGTTAAACGTAGCTGTAGTTTGTCCGCTGACTACGGAGCCGTCTTTTTTCCATACGTAGGTGTATGGAGACGTGCCGCCTTCGACGACCACCGGCATGTTAAGTGCGGATCCGGTAGCAACAGATTTTGACGCCGTCAGGTTCGTGGTAAACGCCAGTGCCGGGCCAGCGACTTCAAATACGACGGTGTCAGCATCGTAGACTTTCCATTCACCAGAGAAGGTGGAAATATCGGTTGTACCGAAGTCACCAGACCATGAAGTGGTGTTGAAGTACCCCATGATGTAGGTCCCGGTGTCTTCCCCGGTGAAGTCAAAGCGTACCCATACCGTCGGCTGACGGCCGGCCTGCACCTCATCGAAAATATATTTCGAGATGGCAATAGCGCCAATTTCAGTCGTCTTGTCTTTTTTACGGAACTCACCTTCTCCGGAGATGGTGACGTCCATGTTGTTGACCAAGTTCTCAACCATACCTTTCGTATCGTCAGCCTCAGAGGTGACGGTATTCATGGAGTAGTCGAAGCCTTTGGTGGTTAGCGCGCCCAGGCGCTTCCATTCGGAAAGAGCCGGAACGGTATCAGCACAGCCCATAGCCATGCGGAGTACCGCTACTTTGCCGATCAGCTTACCGGTATCATTCTGGCAGCCCTGCATGTGTACCTCTCAAATAAAAAAGGCCGCCAGATGGCAGCCTGATGGGTGATTCTGGCGATTATTCGCCGTATGTGCATGAGACGAGCAGCCGGGTTACTAACCGGCCCTCTTCGGTGGATATTGGCGCCGGAACGTTGCCGACAAGACTCAGCGCGCCTACGCAGTCATCTGCGTCAGATTGAGCGCTGATGTATTCGACGATGGCGTTAACTGCGGAGTCCGCAGCGTCAGGGTCAGATTTCGATGAAACGACATCAACCATTACATACCAGTCGCCGCCGCGGTCGTATTCGACATTGGTACCGCCAGAAGGCCGGAACACGATGAACTGATCGGCATCCTTGCCTGTGTCGCGCCATAACCGCCACTGGACTTTGAAACCTGCCGTCAGGCCATCAGCCACAAACAGGTCTTTGAGTCGCACATACATCGCAGGTGTCATAACGAAAGCTCCTTTTTAACCGCGGCGTCAATCTGGCTGCGGGTATCATCGAAGCCCTTCGTTAAGAACTCTTTCTGGGCAGTCGCGCGCCGGAAGTTCTGCTTAACTTCCGGGTCGTGAACGAACACAGCATAGTTCGCCGTATAGCCAGCACGCCCTGTAATACGAACTCCATTGACGATAATTTCACGGAATTGGCTATTTATCAGGGTGGACGTATCTATTGCGGTGTAAATATCGGCCTGAGCACTGCCAATCAGCAAAGCCGACTGCAACGCGCGCACAACCTTTCGCCCCTGCACGTCTTTAATGATTCGGTCGAGGTTGGCCTTCGCCTGGCGGATACCGCGAACTTTAGCGCCCATAGTCAGACTCCCGTAATCAGTGCGAAATCGTCAGCCAGCCGTTCGAACGTATCAGCGAACTGAACAATCTGCCGTATCTCATCGGCCTCATCCGGCGGAGCCGCATCGGTTGACGCGCCAATCAGGATGTAATCCCCTTCTTTCGCCGTTGCGTACTCGGTCCATATCGTGTTTTTAACCACGATCTCCCTGCCAACGTCACCGATTTTTGCAGAGAGTCCGCCCTGGTAGTCGCAGAGGATAGCGATCGGCGCTTCCCATCCATACGGCTGACCTCCGCCGTCGGTATCGCTACCGTCAGCATCGCGTATGCGCCGCCAGATTGTCGCTGTCGCGGTGTAACTCCAATTCGCAACTGAGCTCAAAGCTATTCCCTCCATCGCAGCACGATTGCGCCTGTAGCCTGTATGCGAGGGCAGTTAATCATCCACTGCCCGGCACCGTTAACGTAAGCCGTCGTTTGCTGGCCGGTATCGGCCATGACCCACACCCGGGTAAAGGTCCGCGGCAGCCGCTGCTGAGCTGAAATCCAGGCCATCAGCAGCCACCAACGACCATAAATAGGCCCACGCTGTTACCGGCGCTTATTGGCAACTCACTGGTACAGCCGCTGGTATCAAGCCGGGCTAGTGAGTCACGCAACCAGGTAATCCCGTCTTCTCCGTAGTCAAATGAGCGCGACGCCCCTGATGGCGCCCCCTGCGATTTGATGCGGCGGGCGCCGGATGACGTCGCCATGAGTGCAGCGGCATACATCAGGATGAGCTTTGCGCTGCAGTCGTCATATCCCGCTCCGTCGAGGCACGGGATAATCTTGTTCACCACGCAGAGAATCGGCTCCAGCAGCGCACCGGGTATGCTGTAACCCAATTCACCGAGGAACGCCTGCACGTCTGCCGCTGTGATTGGGTCAGCCATGGTTATTTCGCCTTCTTCGATTTAGCGGCAGATTCATCCTGCTGCTCTGCCTGCTCTGCCTGCTCTGCCTGCTCTGCCTGCTCTGCAGCATCAGCGCCCGGTGTAGCCACTTCAAGCGTCTGCTCTTCCACTTCGCCTACTACCGACACTCGCCCAGCAAAAGCCGCCGGAATGTCTGCCGCGACGAACTCATGGCCTACCGGCATCTGCTGGAAGACGCCATCAATCATGCCCCAGCAGCCTGTTTTCTCGACCTTTAACGTTTTCATGCTTTCTCCCGAAGAAAAGGGGCCGAAGCCCCTTAACCCTGTGCGTTGAACACTTTCGAACGACCGTTGAAGTCGCGCTTAATCTGCAGACCGACAGCACTCCAGACCAGAGAGTTGTAGTTGTCGAACGGATTTTGACGCGGGATCATGAAGGTACCCACCGGCGCGGCGATGCGCGTCTTGATGTATTGCGAGTTGCGCACGTACGCAATGAAGTGGTTGCCGGTCAGCTTAAAGGTCTGGTTTACGGACTCGATGCGGCCATAGTGCAGGATATATTCCAGCACAGTGCCTTCTTTGAAGCCTGCGGAGTCAGAATACGGCTTGCTCATGTTGCGCATGATGTCAGGTGATACCCAGGCCTTCACTTTTTCCTGCACGTAGTTATCGTCCAGAAGCTTCGCAAACGGTCCGGTAAAGAACGCGACCATCTGGTCTGGCGTCGCTGTGGTCAGGTCGATGTTAAGACCGGAAGAGCTCAAGTCTACCTGGTTGGTATTGGCGTGGTTGGTGATACCTGCGCCGACATAGCCCTTAACCTTCACCTTTTCATCACCGGACAGCATGTAATCAGCCATGTCTTCACGGATCGCCGCTACATGAGCTTCCTGGTCGTCTGCCATGGCGTCGAGGTTTTCCGACTGCATGCCGTTCCACTCGCGCCACTCACGGCCATAGCCGGTGTTGAAGATAGGGATCGGGTCACCGGCTTCGTCGTAGATGACTTTGTCCAGCTCTTCCGGCACATGACCGGTCAGGGTGCGATGCACCTTGCCAGCGTCGCTGGAAACGCGGTAAAGAGCAGCCGTCTTACCGATAGAGATCGGCGTGCCGAGCCCCAGCAGGTCATCCAGCAGGCCGTTACCTTCATCATTGCGGAATACACGGGTGGTAATATTGTCCACTTCCCGCCAGTAGTCTTTGGAGATCAGCGCAGCCTGGTTAACTTCCAGCGCGCCGCCGTACTGAGCGGTGATGGTGTTCTGATTGACGTTGAAGGCCTCACGTTGCATCAGCAACTGATTCCACGCCTTCTTGATCTGGTTATGTTCGGTAACCAGCTTTTTGTTAAATACGATCATGCTCATGCGGTAGCTTTCCCTGATTTGCGGACTTTCACGAGCTGGGCTTCCGCACCAACAGTGATTTTCTCGCGTGAGTAGAACAAAACTACGTCGGTAGTCGGCGCAGCAGATTTCTGGAGCGTGCCATCACCGGCTGACACAAGACCTTCATTCTCAAGCAGCACCTGAGAAGCCTTGACCAGCATGTGATAGTCGACATCGTCTTCGCACATGATTGCCGCGCCAGTATCACCGGCTGGTACAGCGTCGCGGATATCACCGCCACCGATGTAGTTGTGCTGGAGAGCGAGGGCAACGCCTGCGCCGCCGGCCGTAGCATGCACGGCCAGTTTCCCGGTGCTGTCCAGCATCACCAGGGAACCAGGCTTCACAGCGGCCGCCATGATGGCTTCGATGACCTGCGGGTCATTTTTACGGGCCGGGCCCGCGATTACTGTATGGAAACGAGGTGCAAGAGCCATTATTCAGGTGCCTCCATGTTAAGGATTTCGCTCTGAGCGCCATTACCCTGAAACGCAGGGTTAAGACCGGTACTGGTCTGGCACTGCGAGTACATGTCGTTCAGTGCATCACCAGCCAGCGAATTGATCGCCGCTTCAGTCATGAACGGGAATTTCGCTTTTACCGCTTCACGCTTAGTTTTGAGGTCTTTCTCAGCGTTGGCCTGCAGTTGGGTTTTCAGCGTGCCGATTTCGTCGGTCAGCGGTTTAATCGCCAGATTGACCGCCGCGGTAATCGCTTCGGAGTTAATCTGAGCCTGACCAGGGTCGCCGCCACCGTCTTTCTTCTTCATCTGTTGGTTGTAGGCATCCCAGACCTGATCGTCGGTCAGCCCTTCGGTTTTTACGCCTGCGGCATTGAGCGCGGCGATCATCTTCTCTTTCATCGGGTTTGTTTCTCCGTTGGTTTTGACTTCGTACTCAGTGGGTTTGCGCACGACTTCTACTGGGTCACCGACCAGGGTCACTACCTTGTCAGTGATGAGGTACTTCTGATCGAGGAGTTTCGGTTTGGCGCCGTCGCCGTCTTCTTCGTAAACGAAATGGTCAGGCCAGACGCTGACGACATAGCGCCATTTTTTATCGTCCTGCTTGATGGACATCCGCAGCGCCTGGTAGATATCGTCGAATGACATTTCGGAAGCGTTGCTGATGAAAAACTTAACCCTGTCCCACCAGTTATCCTTCATGTTATTAGCGGCTTCGACGAGGCTGGCGGTTTCCACTTCCCCCTCCTGCCCGTCGGCATTCACGAACATGCCTACACCCTCTGCTGGGGTACCGGCGCCCGGCTCGTCCAACAAGATAGCGATGTGGTCAAACTGCATGTTCCTGGCAATCCACGAGTGTTTCTTGCCCTTCGACTCACCGGACTTTTTCTCTTTGTTGGTGAGCAGCCCGGTAGAAAGGTGGATCGGGTCGGTGTTTGTGCCAGCGATCATCTCGTCGAGACGGTTAATCAGGCGCTTACCATCAGGCTTTGTCTCGGCGACCGCCTTATTGATGTAGACGTCCATGACGACCTGATCGCCTGACTTACTGACGTTCTGCGCCCATGCGCCTACGTGATAGGTATTGATGGCTTGTGGGTCATTAGCGCTGACATACTTGCCATCTACCATCGGATGCGGCAGAGGCATCAGCTTGCCTTCCATCGTCTGGTAGCTGTTGTTAATCTCCTCGGCCGGATAAAGCCCACCATTCATCACGATGTCATCGACGATCGGGACCGCACCACGAATGACGTAGTGTTCCTGGCCGTTGAGGGTTGTCATGGAGATGTTGGAAGCGTTGATGGCGAGGGATTTAACGTGGATGCTGGATAGCTTCACGCTGCGTCCTCAGTTGTTCAGGCCGCTTTGGGCCACTGTTCACGTTCTTTCGCCAGCTTCTCAGCCAGCCGTTTGTTAAATATTGTGCCGTCGTCGTTGAGCAGCACTGGAATCTGGCTGCAATAGCAGTGATATCGGTTGCCGTTCTCAGCGTAGAAGTCCCGCACCTGCTCAGTGGTGTACACCTTGCCGTGACGGCTTGCATGCCACGCCCTCGTTGATGGCTTGAGAGCTGACAGCCACAGCAAGCCAGTATTCAACCCCAGCCTGTCGGCAGCCCAGTCCGTTTCGTTCCATTGAGCCTGGCGCAGCGCGCCGACCTGCTCAGTCTGAGCGATAGTCTTTGCGCGGCCCATAGAGACATCAAGGCGCTTGCTTATCACCTGCGCCGTTTCGCGGGGATTCACACCGCGCCCAACGGCATCCGCGATGATGTTCGCCAGGTCACCGCGCGCCCGGTCAGCTTCCAGCTTCCAGTCGCTATACGTGCTGATGTATGCACTGGCGATCTGGTTCTGGTATGCAGGGCTGCTTAAAAGCTGCTGAAGCGTCGTCTGGCTGGCGTATACCTGCGACTGCTGCGAGAGGTTGTTGAAGGCCTCCAGCGTTCCGCGCTGCGCCTCAGCGGCGACGTAATCCATCGCCCACAGGTTTTGTTCGCCGCCTTCCAGCAGGTAATCGTCGAGAATAACCTGCACCGCTTCGAGCAGGTTCGCCAGTTCCTGCGCTGACATGTCGTAGATAAACTTGCCGGCGTTGACCTGGTAGAGCCGCACATCCTCGCCGTGGTCGTGGCACAGGAAGTGCCAGCTGTGGCTGTTAACCTCACGCTCTCTTCCGGTCAGGCGCTGGTCAAAGAGCGATTTCAGAGCGCGCTTGATGCCGAGATACCGATCCTCGATATCCCGGAACATCGCGCTGACCTGCTTCGCTGATCGAGTCGGGTCAACCTTGCTGCGCGGAACTATCGGCAGCCCCACCTTTACCTTCTGCTCCGGTGTCATCGGCCAGTGGATCATCGGTTGTCACCTTGTCATTCGGGTTAGGTGGTTGCTTTGGTTCAGGCAGAGGGTCGAGGCCTACAATCTCGCGAAGTTCGTTGGCCGTGAATGGCGGCTCGCCACCATAGAAGCCAGAGGTTTTCTGGACGATATCGGCCAGTTTCGAAGCGTTCTCGATTTTCTCTTTCTCGCCCGGTGCCAGCAGGTCGGTCCATGAAATGGTGACCTCTCCATTTGTCGGCGGGTCGATAATTCCCAGGGTCCAGAAGCGTTCCAGCAAGGCTGTGATTCGGTCAGTCAGAAAGCCGTTACGGCGGGTATTGCGGCGAATGGCCCAGTCTGTTTTATCCTCATCGCTCGCCAGGCGCCCGGTCTGCTGTCCAAACAGGATGGTAAACGGGATTTGTACTGACGCCGCCAGTTCGTTCGCGGTGACCTCCCAAGTCGGCCCCGGGTCGCCTGGAGTTACACTGAGGACGTGCATCTGCCCGGCCTGCATGACCGCCGCCGCATCGGTGCCGCGGTTAAGCTTGTTGACCTTGTCGCCCATCGCTTCGCCGAGGTCGGCATAACCAGCTTTCTTCGCCTGGTCAGCCAGCGTGTTCATGTCGGTTTCTTTGCTGAATTCGACCGCAATCTGCCGGCTGGCATTCTTCAGGAATCCCTCTGCGCCACCGCCGGAAATCTTCTCAAGGTCGAGCCCTTTGTTGTATCCGGCCTCAAGAAGCGGGATACCAGACAGAACGTTGTCATCTTCCGAGCCTTCACAGAATAGGATCACCCGGCTCGGATGAACAGGCTCACCGCGCGTCGGTCCGACGAAAGCCTCGTCTCCAACCGGTTGCTCGTTGAAGTTGAACATCTTCGACTGGCCGAACGTCTCGGACTGGCGATCGTTATCCCATTCTGCGACAGTTAACTGCGGCTCCCATACCGGGATAAGTTTTACCAGCGCTGACTCGCCCAGGGATTTCACCAGTCTGGTATCTACTGGATCGCTCCATGGCTTGTTATCTTTCACCTGCAGCAGCAGTGCGGAGTAACGCCCGACCATATTGCGGCGATCGGCATCCTTCACCTTCGGCCACCATTTTTTCATAAACTTGGTGACTTTCTTTTCCCACGGGTTGGTTTTCTTCGCCTCCCGGGACTCATCACCGTCAACGATGACCGGATAGTCCTGCCAGCATCCATCCAGAAGACGATGCACCACTGCGAAACCTGCGGCGTTGCGGCGGTACAAGTTGTAGAAGTCATGGAAGGTAATGGTTCGCGGGTAGCCAAATTCCTGATAGAGCGTCGGGCGCTTGGTGTTGCCCCCGCCGATACCGATGGCGTTAAGGTAATTCGCTCGCCGCATTTCAGTGGCGAGATTGTTCACAGCCAGTTGAAGGCCGTTATCTTGTTCGCTCACTGGCGATGCTCCTTAGAAGAATACTGTACCGACCTGCTTGCGGTTGTTCTTCGCCACGGCAAAGTAACGAAAGCTATCGGCGCCGTGCGATGTGAAGTCGTGAAGGGGTTTGTCTTTCCAGCAGCCGCGCTTGTCGTCCCACTCCTTGCGGTAACCTTCGAGGTGGGAGATGCCAACAGCGCACTTCTCCTCATCGAAAACGCAGGACTTGAGGATTTCACGCACTGACTCGATGCCGGTGTCGATCCCCGCTTTCGGCACAACGCGGAAGTTCATCGAATACATCCGGCCGTCAATCTCGTATCCCTCGCGCGCCAGCTCTTTGCGAGACTTCGCATCAGCTGCAAACTCGCGGTTCTCGATGTCGTGCGGTCCCCAGTGCTCACCGTACTCATAGCCGCGGTCTTTCAGCACCTTCATGTAGTGCCGAAGCCCCTCGCCAGAGTTTTCGTAGTAGTCGATGATATGAAACTCTTCGCCGACCTCGCGAACGAACCAGATCGCCGTGGAGTCGCCCACACCAATATCCCAGAACGTGTGAACCGGTAGATGTGAGTTATCCGGGATTTGACCGATCCGCTTGTTGGTGTAGAGCCAGCGGAATTGTTTGGCGTAGTACGCGCCCTCGACCGACTGCTGGAAAGCCTCGGCCGGAATGGTCGGGTATTCGCGCTTCATGTCGTCGCCGAGCGTCTTTTCTTTGGCGTAATACCACGCCTTCTGCCTTTCGTTAACGACTACACCGTGTTTCGCCTCCATCTCAGCAAAGTACTCAATCAGGCGTGCAGGGAGCGGTTCTACCGGGTCAATTGCGTATTGCGGATTCTTCCACCAGGAGAAGAAGAAAAACTTCCAGTCCAGCGCAGATAACGGCTTGCCCTGCAGCAGTGCTTTCTCTGCCGTCTGGCAGTAATCGAAGAAGTAACCCGCCCGGCCCTCTGCGGTGCTCTCGATAGTAGCGAAGCATCCAGTCGATACCGCCTCAAACGCACCAGTGACGATTTCCCGGGCTTTATCCGGATACTTGGCGCATATCTTCCCGAATTCGGAAACATGCAGGTAACGCAGCGTGCCGCCACGAAATGAGGTACTAACGTATAGTGATCCGCCCTTCTTAAAGACCAGCTCACCGGCTGAGTCGTTGCTCGCCGGATTGGCCGCCTTTATCTCGGCCGGCAGCTTGTCGTAGGCATATTTCACCTTTTCCCGGAACAGGCGCTTTGCGTCATTCAGCGTGTGGGCGATCAGCGCGCACTTTGCCGACTCGAACAGAGCAGCGTCGAGCTGGATGATGCACACCTCTGTGGTAAATCCGAGCTGTCGAGCTTTCAGGATGATGTTGCGGGTGTGAATCCCCTCGAAGTATTCCCGCTGCTCCGGCGTCATCCGGAAGCGCGTGGGCTTTCCCTCTTTGTCGGTGATCCAGTAAAGGTTATTCAGCCGCCAGTCTTTATCGCCCAGCAGCTTGAGGTGCTCAGGTTTCATTACGCCCCCTGAGACAAGGAATCCATCAGGTCAGAGAGTTGTTTAACCGAATTGTCGCCTTCCGGCCCGTCGATGTCGTAAGCCTGGCGCTCGAGTCCTATCAGGTTCTTCAGCGCGTCGCTCAATGCCTTCACTGATTTCACTCTCTCCGGCATGCTGATCACCTTGTGGTAAATCTCGTTCAGCTTGTCTTGCCCTTTATCGTCAGGGTCATACATCAGCTCTCCGAGCTTCTCCAGAGAGGCAATGTCGGCGCACTCAGCACCCAGCTCATCAAACAGGGCATTGGTTATCTGTCGGGCTCGCTTAATATCGCCGCGGTGCTCCATGCGTACCGTCGCAATCACCTCGGCTGTAGCCTCGATCAGTACGCGTTCCGATAAGGCCGCTTCAGTGCGTACCTGTTTGCGTACCTCTGCTTTGCGTACCAAATCGTCAGCGCGCTCTTTTACCTTCGCTGCGAGGTCACGAGACCAGTCGTCACGCTTGGCGCGCTTACGGATAGCGCCTTCGCTAATGCCGTGTTGCGCTGCAATTTCACGGAGGGACATCACCCCGGCCCGGTACGCCGTCTCGATGGCCTCCCAGTCCGGTGTTGCCATGGTTCTGTTCCTGTGGTTAAAGACATTAAAAAAGCCACCCGTGGGTGGCCTTTGTGATGGCGGCAAACTAAAAACTAGAAGTCGGCTACCAAGAAGTTGAGTAGTTAGGTTCCTTTTTAGACGCGTGAATAAACCCTCGAACCGCAGGCGGTGAAATCACATCCAACCCAACTTCCATGAAATGGCTTTCAGTTACAGTCTTTCCATCTTTAATGGTTTCGTTAACGAATCTGACACCCGTCGGATGGATTTCCACAAAAAAATTTCCGCCTTCGAAAAACTCGCAGCCAACTTCATAAATCTCACTTATCGTCATCATAGAAATCGGTACGCCTCATTCAACCTACAGGGGTTTCATCGTACCACTGGCAACCAGAAAACATGTAAAGGGAATTTTAAGCATTAGTAATGCGTCGCCATTTTGCTTTCTGCGCCTCTAATATCGGCCTTATCCCGGTTGCACTTCCCCAGCGCCGATAGCAGTCCTACGCCAAAACACAGGTGTACTCCTCCGCAATATGGTCCGGGTTGCGAAATGATTAAACATATTTAGATACACGATGTATTGTTTAGTCATTAGCTGTTCATTCAGCGCCCCGTTTACTTTTGGATATCCTCTTCGGGGTTTTTTATCACGCCGACCTCGCCATGCAGGAACGGCAATGTAGCCCCGCTACTGACTCACTGCACGGTAATACGCCTGCCAGCGATATTTATCTAACCGCAGTTGGCGCAGACACTGAGCGGTTTCGATATCAGCCTGCAGGTCTTCGTCGCTGTCCTTACCGGCGTCACTTGCTTTGCACGGCGCCGTCATCAAATCCGGGGATGGCGTTGGCAGCGTCGATGGCATGCTGGCGCAACTGCACAGCATCATCGTCAAACCTGCACACAGTACGATTCGGAGACTGGACATATTTCACCACGTCGCGGGTTATTGTTCGGTAGACTATCCGGCCCTCTTCTGTAGCGGCTGCGGCCTTTTGCTCTACCGGCTGAATAGCTCTTTCGGCTTTCTCTTTTTTCTTCGCCGCCAGGGCGTTGATATGGTCAGCGTGAGAATTCCAGCCAGAACGCCATGAGAAAACGCAGGAAAGCACCAGGATAACCACTGCGCTGATAATGGCGGTTAAGCGGCTCATTTTTGACTCCAGAGACAAACTTCGCGCTCAATCTCGCGGCGAGTTACCAGGCCTTTCCATTGCTTACCCTTGGCGTAGGTCCAGCGGCGCAACTGATCACATGCACCTTTCTGGTCGCCCTGGTTGATTTTGCGCAGCAGTGTGGAGGTCTGGAAATTGCCAGCTCCGACGTTATAGGCGAACGAGTACAGAGCCCCGCGCATTGTTTCGGGGATCGGCTTCTGGATGTAAGGGTTAATCTGGCGAGCAACGGTGTTCAGGTCTTTGCTGAGCAGCGCACGGCATTCAGCCTCGGTGTACTTCTTGCCGAGCATGATGTCTTTGCCAGTATGGCCATAGCAGACAGTCCAGACGCCTACCACATCCTGATAGGGATCGTACCGCACACCTTCAAGACCATCGTTACCGGTTGGGCCGGTGATGAGTGCTGACGCAATGGCAATTGCTCCACCGCCAACGGCAGCAATAACGCTATTCCTCAGCTTTGGTGACATAGCCATTCAGCCGATCCTCCCGCTCTTTACGCCGGTAATACCAGTTCACGCCGCAGGTAATAACAGTGCACGCAATACCGACAACGATCGCCCAGTCACTCAGGCTCATTCCCGCCACTTTGTCGGCCAAAATCCACACCTCTGTTTTTGCTACATCGGCATATGCCTTTGCTGAGACACCGCATCCCGTCAGTGCGGTCCCGGTGCCGTATGAGAGTCTGCTGTATAGGGTGCTCATTCTGTTCATAGCCTCACCTCCGATAGTTCGGATGGCGCTGTGTGAAGTAGGGAATGGCCGCCAGATGGATTAACGACAAAGCACAGAGTGAATGACGTTCTGGCGGCACAAATAAAAAACCCGCTCAAGGCGGGAAGAAATACCAAGGGTAAATAATGACGGCGCGGTAGCCGTAAGGGTCCCAAGGTAGAGGGATAGGTTGTGGTGAAGGTTGCGAAGCCTTTGCGGATTTCCACCGAATTTTCGCGCGAATTGGCGTGGGAATTTTACCCACTACCTACACTTCCGTCTGCTCGCCTGTTTGCCAGAAGTGACGGCCTCTTAGAGGGGAGTCTCAAAACCGGTAGCACCGGTAATACACCACAACGGAAAGAGCACTGAGCGCTGCATTGTGGCTCTATCTCAGCTGCGCCGACTGCAGTCCCGATATGACTAACCCCTGAGAGGGTATTTGCCAATTACTTTTAGGCTCGGTCAATGCTCTTACCTGTTATGGGCTCCGTTTCGTGGAGCAACGGCTGGCGATCAACTCAGCACCCGGGGAGGACTTATTTTAGGCGAGAATGCCCGTGCTCCATATCTGGCGGGACAGGAAGGATTCGAACCTTCGACCATTCGGTTAACAGCCGAACGCACAACCGCTGTGCTTCTGACCCAGAAACGACAAAGCCCCGACGTTTCCGCCAGGGCTCTTTTTATTCTTTATGCCGCCACTTAAAGTTAAGGCAGCATATCAAAGTAGACTTAAATATGACGCATTTAATCCAGTTTTGCAAGACTTAAGTCTAAATTTGTCGCCTTTTGTTGTGAACGTGATCGCGTCACCTGCAAAAGAGCGTCACTATCCAGCGCCAAGAAGATGCCTACCATCGCCTCCCATCGCACTGTGAAGGTTTCCGACCAATTCTTTGGTGTCACCCCTACCATCTCCGCGAGGTCACCATACTGATACTGGTCACGCCCAGCAAGCTCCGCTTTTGCATCCTGCGCCGCCAACCAGATAAGCTGACGCAAACGATCGACCGTTTTCTTTGCGATGCGCACGCCGGCCAGTTGCTGGCTGAACTGCTCCCACGCCCACCGGGTTATCGTTTCCTGATGCTCCCAGCGGATATTGTCGCTGTAGTTCCAGAGCAGCCATGCTTTCTGGTGATCGTCGAGCGACAGAAGCGCGCGGCGCCAGGATGCCGTTGAATATTCGACGGGCAGCACAAGGGCGATTGCTGACCCTTTGGCGCGCGACTGCTTCCCGGGCACCGGCGGATTACTCGGCCGAACCATTCTACCTGTCGCCGGATCGACAACCTTCATCCGTTTACTGCTACGCGCTGTCGCCTCAAACATCGCGTTTTCCGCAAAGGCTACCAGTTGCCCTTTCGTCGCACCGCTCAGATCGGCGGTGGCCACTATCAGCTGCTGGCGGACATACTGGAGGTATTGGGTGTTAATCATGCTGTCTCTCCCAGGGTCTGATAGATGCGAACGTAATTCCGTAAAATGCGATAGTCGGTCATCACCGTTCCGCGGTGCCGGCAGAGGCGGAGCTTTTGCCAGCGATCCCGGATGCGCTCGATAACGTCCTGGTTCATGCGGCCTCCCTTTGCTTGACGAGTGCACGGCGTAAAGCGCTGTAATGGCGTCTGATGCCTTCCAGCTCTTCGATGGTGTATCGGTGAGGGGTGTTGTTGTTTTCGAGCGCCTCGATGCGCTCAGCGCCGATTTTCTCTACCAGGCCGATGCGATACTGCTGCTGGTTGCCGGATAGCTGCACGTTGCAGTGATGGCACTGTTTGTGAATGTTGTCTTCGTGGTAGCGAAGGTGGGACGCCTTGCCGCGGGAACGGTAATGTCCTGCTTCCCATTGGACCGTTTCGAATGTGCCGCAGCTGATGCACGGCAGATCATGGTCTCGTTCGCGGATATAGTCGTTAACAACACGCTGGGTCATATCTTCCCAGTGCCGGAGAGGCTTCACTGCAGCCTTGCGTTTGCGCCAGGCTGCGCGCTCTTTCTTCGCTTTTGCCTGTGCCTGCTTCTCGCGCTTCTTCTCCAGTTCCTGCATGGCAAATTCAGCGCCATGCTCAGGACAGCACCAACGATGGTTTTCGAACGCTGGGGTGAATTTTGCGCGACAGATTTTGCAGCGGCGCTGAGTACGATTAAGCATGATCACCACCCTGCACCTGTAGCAAGGTCAGGCGACCACCAAACACCGCACCGGTATCGATATAAATCTGGTTAGCGTATTTGAGAGGCTGGCGCGCCGGGGTATGCCCGAAAATAAACAGATGCGCGCCGGTTATCTCCTGCACAATTCCATCTTGCGCATCGCTGACGCGTTCGCGGTTCCAGATCACCAGATCCGCATCGACTGGCTTATCAAACTCATATTCACTATGCGGATAATCGGCATGGCAAATTACGACTTTTTTATCACCTGTTTTCAGCTCAATGATGAGGGGTAATTCTGCTGCCTTATACGCAAGGGCTTTGGCAAGGCGCTCTTTGTCGTAATCCAGGTTAAAGAACCATCCGCCGCCGTTTACCAGCCAGTGGCTAACGTTGCCATGCTGAGAAAGGCCATCGATCATCATTTGCTCATGATTACCGCGTACTGCGCGAAACCAGGGCATCATAATCAGTTCGAGGCATTCAACGCTTTCCGCACCACGGTCGACAAGGTCGCCAACAGAAATAAGCAGATCCTGGGCCGGGTCGAAATTAACCTTATCCAGCTCACTCATCAGCAGCGTATAGCACCCATGCAGATCGCCAACTACCCATACGTTGCGCCAATCAGCGCCGTTAATTCGTTGATAAATACTCATGCGATTTTCCTCCGGGCAGCGTGGCGCAGCCAGCGGACATCCGCCAAGTGGGCCGTATAGTGAAAGGTTGGGATGTCGGAAGGCTTTACTTCGACTTTGCGCCGGCGGCGCGCAGGAACGCGGAAGATGCCGCGCTCGATGACCTTAGCGAGTTGGCTGCTCATGAGAAGCCCTCCAGTCCTGGGCCCACGCAATGCGGCTATTAGACTTCTCGCTGAATTTCACATTGCGCTCGGTACCGAACCAGTAGATCGCCTCGATAACCTCGACCATGTAGCGCTTGCTGGATTGAGAGGTACGAACTCCGAAGTAGACGCGGCCGCCGTTGATGCCCGGGGCGGATTTCTGCTCACGCTCAGGGTTTTGCATCTGGCTGACAAGTACGGTGATGAGGTCTTTCCACTCTGCCTGCTCCAGCTTTTCGCCGTACCAGGAAACCTGATCGCTCAGGTCCTTCAAAAGTGGCCACATAAGACGATTTTGTTTGTCAGTGCGACTTTCCTCGCGTGCCTCGATGATGACTGGCGAACGGCGATCGACAGGAAGGGATTCAATGAAGCTGACGACGTTACGCTTTACGTTGTCGTTGATGAGGCAGAATTGTTGCTTCACGCTTCACCTCCGCAGAGGCTAAACGCTGAATGCAGAAAATCGCCGGTGGCTTTCGCCATCGGTGACAGGAATTGCTGTAAGGTTTTGTGCGCCATGTGTCCCCACTTGGCGCCGGATAATCGTGTCAGTTGCTCAGGCTGACGAGGTAATTATCGCCCTTCCCGGGGATAAAAGCAAAATGAGCATATACGAAAAAAACCCCTCCGGAGAGGGGTTTGATTTCAGCTGGAGGTTTTGCGTTCTGCGGGGGATTTAGGCATGCTCCCGCTCCTTCTGGTGCTCGTCTTCATTGCTGAAGTCGTCGCCGTCGATAGGTATCAGGTTTGCCGGAGATAATGAGCCCCAACCATATTCCCCACTTGGGTGTGTAACATCTCCAGTAACAATCCACGCATTACGTGGGTCATCATGAATCCATATGCAGTCATTGACTGGCGAAATAAATTCATCCAGGTGCCTCACCAGCTGCTGGAGCACTACGCACTTACCATTGAGATTAACGTTTATTTTTAGACCGATAATTATAGCCAACCCACCTGCGCGTAACTCAGCCATGATTCACCTCCTGCGGGTCGGCTGGCAGCGGCATCCAGTGGGTTACAGTGATTGGATACCACTCAATGCCATAGTTTTGCTCATAAACCTGAGCATACCAGCCGTCACCTTTAGGGCTACATTCGCAGTACTGACCGACGTGAAGCTCAACACCAAAGTCAGGGCGAGGCCAGATATAGACAAAGTCATCATCATCCGGCATCCGCTCGCTTACCGGAATCCATCCCGGAATAATTTCAGGAATATTTTGTGGTTCGTCTTGTGGTTGCTGGGCGGCTGCGAGCAGTCTGCGCCAAGCGTCTTCTGAATCCTCTGCACCATAGTCGATAATTGAATCAAACTCGTCGAGAATCTCCATCGTCGGTTTAACAGGCACCATCACGTAACCATCCGGAATTACCGCGGAGATGCCAGCCTGGAGCATGGCGGCGCGGCAGACTAACCATGCCTCCAACTGCGCTTGAGTTGATTTATCCACATAGTCAATACCAGATTTGTGTAGGTTAAATCCGCCAGTTTCCTCTCGCTCTTCCGTTTCGAAAGCATGTCGTAACGTGTCGATATCTGGCCCTGGTTGCTCTTTGATATGCAGTTGCGGTTCTCCGTCTTTTGGAGCAGGCCATTGTCGCGGCTCTAAAACCATTCCAAAACGCTCACCTTCAGTGAAACCGTATGGCTCACTTTCCATTGCTTCCAGTGCATATTCTGCCAGTTGAAGATCGGCCAGGATTTCTTTACGAGCGCTTTCGAAGGCTCGCTGCTTTGATGCGAACCTCAAGTTATTGATATTTTCTTTTGCCCGTTTGCGTAGTTCTTCTCGGGTTAATTTACTGGTCATTAATTATCTCCTTCGATAATCGCATTCAGGGCGTTGAGAACCATATCCGTCATGATACCCTTTCCATTCACTGAGACATGGGCGTTAATTTCGCTTCGAGCCGCCTTGAGAACCCCGACGCTGACCGTGACCCTGCGTTGATTGTCCGCATTGATTTCCCGCAAACGTTCCAAAGATGATTTTTCAGCCATCACTCAGCCTCCGAAAGAAATGTGAACGAACGAGAACAGCCAGAGGATGAACTCAATTACTCCCCAGCCAACAACGCCGCAGATTATCCCCAAGACGAGAAATACAGCGCAGAAATTATCATTTGGGTTGAACATCACTCAGCCTCCACCTTGACGCCAGCGGAAACACACGCACGATGAAACTCCAGTTTCACGCCGACCAAAATCTGTCTTCTCTCTTCAATGGCTACCTCTGCGAGATAGTCTTCGAGCATTTTGAGCTTCGGTAGCTTCACGGTTCGGTACTCCAGCTGAGTAATCCGCTGCTGCGCCTTCTCCAGCGCCTCTACCAGCTCGTTCATCACATCAACAGCGTACGACAGTGCGTCAAGTTCAGACTGGCTGCTATGGCCAGGTTCAAAGGCGCGGCTAAGCCGTGAAATTGCCGCGTTGCGTTTCTGCGCCAGTTCGGTGATATCAGTTGTCATGCTGCACGCTCCCATTTCACGCCTTCTTTTACCAACTGGCGGCAGTGACGAATAATTTCAGCACGGCCAATTTTGTTGCTAAGCCTCCACGGTGAATAAAACTGCTCTTTATCAAGTTCTTCCCCGGTTGCGTTTTCGGCGTCATGCGCATGCCCAATGCCATCCCAATCAGTGGTTTCGATGATTAGCTGGTCGTGGAGAATATCAAACGCCTCTCGGCTATCTGCCTCCCCCCAGTAGTCAACGGTGACGACTTCCCATGTCTGGTACCACGTGCAGTTTGAATAAATCATTCCTTCGCCGCGTGACCACACTTCCCGCCTGTATTGGCGTGGCATGAGAGCAATCAAAATCTTCATAGCTGCGGTATTAATTTTTTTCTCAATGCGTGGTTTTTCGTTGGTGTAGCGTCGCTTGCTCATTTGTCGGCCCCCTCGCGCAGCTGCTTGGCGTAATATTTCCTGCCCTGATACCAGCCACGGCGCAACAAGCGACGAATGCTGCGCATAGCCTTTGCATCAAAACGTATTGGCTCAGGGAAGCCACCGTATTTCACAGTTTTAGGTCCGCGTTTTCGCTCTGCCTGCTCCATGCCGCACTCAATGATTTCATCACGGTAGAAAGCCAGCCATTCCTTACGATTACAGACCGGGCAAGGAATATCTCCGCCGTTATCCATCCCCATTTCGTCACCGCTGTCAGCATCCCAGAGGTAGCCATCACAGCAAATGCTATCCGGGTAATGTGCACCAAACTCATAACCTTGATATCCGCAGCTCATGATTTAACCTCCTCTGATTTACCTTCCCGCAGATGTTTGGCGAACTTCAGCGCTTCTTCGGTCGTTCCATTCCAGCGTCCACCTCTGCTGGAAACCCACTCTTCCACCCCATCAGCCTTAATCCCGGCTACGATGCGATCGGTGGCGGGGGTTTTGACATTAACGAGACGCCCCATAACTTCCTGCGCCCGCTGAGTAGAACCAAAAAAATCATCATCCCGCATGAAGGTTATGTTGGAGATTTCCTCCTTCAGCGCCACATTCTCCGCAGCCAGCTGCTGGTACGCTTTCGCCAGCTTCAGGAACTTCTGCTCTCTGATCGACAGCTCGCCTGCCGACTCCAGCGACTGAATGAGCTCGTTTACTGTTGAGATATTCATTTTCTTACTCCCGCCAGGCACTGGTTAAAAAGGTTGGTCATTGGGTTTACGCCGCCAGGACGCTGGCGATACTGAACAGACGGATCGCTTTCGGTTACGGCTGTCTGTTCTGCCAGGGTGTAGCGATAGCCTTTGCGCTCACCTGCTCGTAAAACACGACCATCGTTAAACGTGGCCCAGATAGCTGAGTTAACGACAGAAGAGTGCAAGCCTGTCCCGGTGCGTATCTCTGAAAAAGTGCAACCGGGATTGCTGCCGATAAAATTGATGACGATTTGAGTACCGGATATACGTTTCATTGAATCAGCCCTTTTTCTTTGCCAATCAGGTATTCGTCCCGCAGCCACTGAGCCGGAGTTAACGCGCCGAGCGATGCCGCGCTTGGCATGCATCCGAAGCTTTTCCCTTCAGGGTGAAAACCCTGCTGACGGCTGGCGTGATTTGTGGGGATCACTTCCTGGTTGTTCTCCAGAGCCAGTACCGGCGACGGTATTTGTTCTCCGGCGGCGACTTTCAGCGCCCAGTCTTCCAGCTTTTTAGCAGCATATTTCTCGGTTTCTGCCTCGCTGAGCTGGCGCTGGTACATTGCTCGTCGAGTATCGGTAACAACCCAGTACATGACAGGGTGAGACCACGGGAAGCGCTCAGCACCGCCGGTATGCAGCCCTTTTTCACGGCTGTAGCGGTGGAACTCGTTCATCACGTCGACAAGAGTCACGCCGAGCACAGTGCCGCTATCCTTGCACCACTTGATGAACTGGCCCGGCGATGGCCAGAACGGCGATTCGCTGGCTCTCGCATGTCGCACGCCGGCGGATAACTGCTCGCGGGTGCGGATCCCGTTTTCGGCAAAAGCCGCAATCCACTGGCGCTTCGCTGTCCTCTCTTCGGCGTCGGTCCGCAGGTTAGTCTGGGTAGACGCTGGGAAGATCTGCTTCAGCTGACGGAACAGAGAATCAACCAGCCTTTCAGCTTCGAAATCGAGAAGCCTCTGCGGCTCCGTGCTACCTGCGGCCATTCTGGCCAGCGCATCACCATCGCGATTGCTGATCGCGGTCATAAGCTGAGCGGTCATATGAAGTCCTTCCAGCCTTCAGGGCTGTTCCAGTGTGGGGAATCAGGTTCGCTTCTCTGGCGCCCGGAAAGCGGATTAACTCTCGCGTTCCTGAGCCACACCCGGAATGCCGAGTTCCAGTCGATCAGCTTTGTGCCGCGGGCCTGGTGATAATCACGAAAGTTCAGCAACTCGGTTTCAATGTTGATCCCTTTCTCCGAAGCAATCGCAATGTGATCTGCCGATGGCTTGAAAGCAGGAGGGAAAGGTATTTCCCCGCTGGGTGAAATCCCGATCCGTCGCTTTGCGGCCTCGCTGATAAACTGCCCTCGCGCAGAGAGAGAGTCTGGTTCAGTGACTGGTTCAAAAGAGTGACTGGTTCTGGTGCCATCTGGTGGCATAGGGGGTGTGCCATCAGATGGCATAGGTGGTGCTATTTCATGGCATACCCCTGTGCTTTTTGGTGGCATAGGGGTGACATCAAGGTTCAGATAATACACGTTGGATGTATTACCCTTCCCGTTGTTGACCCCAACGCGATTTTCACGCTTGATTAGCCCCATATCCTCAAGCGCATCAATATGGTTGCGAACAGCAGACTTGCTGCATTCGCACTGATCGGCAATGTGTTGATACGAAGGCCAGCATTCGCCCTTGTCGTTGGCGTTGTCGGCCAGCTTGATAAGAACGAGCTTACGCAGTGAGTTTCCCACTTTGACCCCCATTGCTTTCGCCATAAGTGACATGCTCACGTGCTACCTCCGGATTGTTTACTCTTACAGATTTACCAGGCATAATTACCTCGCAATTACCTCTTCGTTTTTGCACCTGAAAGCCGTTAGTGTTCGCGCACTGCGGCTTTCGCCTTTCTGTTCCCACTCATGCTTCAAAGTCACCTTTCTCTCCCGGCCTGTTAGAAATCAGGATGGCCAGCAATAGCGACATGTTCGGCAGCAGACTCTCCCGCCAGCGACTCACCGTCGACTTATTCACTCCGGCCACTTTGGCGATATTCGTGGTTCCCAGTTCAGCTATCTGGCTGTGTAACCAGCTTTCTATCCTGCGAGCCTCCACTTTGTTGCGTGTCGTTGAACTCTCCATTTGTGATACTTCCTCTGGTGTTGATTGAAAGGCCGCCGGTTAGGCGGCCGGAACGCCCTTCGGAGAAGGGAACAGCTTTGGAAGGTCTGGTCTAATTTGATGCGCCTGAACCTCCCCATTAGTTGCATTTACGATGCTGTTTACATGTTCAGGCGAAACCTTTGCCTTGTTGTGGAGCCACTTGTAAACCGCCTGCTGAGAAACATCGCAGGCTTCACCAAGCTTTTTCTGAGAGCCGACAATATTAATTGCGGTTTTAATGGTTGGGTTCATGACAACCTCCGTAGTAAATACAAACAAAGAATAAAACCTTAGTTGTATTTAGTCAACAACCATTTTCGTTTGCTGATATAAAACCTTGGTTGTAAATTGAGATAATGAAAACGACACTTGCAGAACGATTAAGAGAAGCCAGAAAGGCTGCCGATATGACCCAGAAATCTCTGGGTGATGCTGTTGGGGTTAGCCAGGCGGCAATTCAGAAAATTGAAACAGGAAAGGCAAGTCAAACCACTAAGCTGCTTGATTTGGCAAACGCTTTAAAAGTTCGTCCAGAATGGCTTTCTTCTGGTCATGGAGCTATGCGAGAGGACGATCAGCAGAAACAATCAATTTCGCCGAAAAATGGTAATTCTGATGTCTTTAGATTGGATGTGTTGGATATTTTAGTCAGCGCTGGCCCGGGCATTGTGAATCAGGAGTTCGTGGAGATTCTCCACTCCGTTGAGTATGCGCCGGCAGAAGCTCGCCATATGTTCGATGGGCGCAAGGCCGAGAATATCCGGATCATAAACGTCAGGGGCGACAGCATGTCCGGCACGATTGAGCCTGGAGATCTGCTGTTCGTCGACATCAGCGTTAAGAGTTTCGACGGTGACGGGATATACGCGTTCCTGTACGACGATACAGCGCACGTTAAGCGCCTGCAGAAGATGAAAGACAAGCTGCTGGTTATCTCAGATAACAAGATTTATGCAGCCTGGGATCCGATTGAGAAAGACGAGATGAACCGGGTTTTCGTGTTCGGCAAGGTGATCGGCAGCATGCCGCAGACGTACAGGAAGCATGGATAGCACCTTAAGTTTGTTTTATTTTTGATGAGATTCAATATAACTTATTAAATAATATGAAATTTTGGAGAAATAAAATTGGCTGAACGAAATACTTCACTTACCCCGCAGCATATGACCGCGACATCAACAATTTTGACTCCAGGTAAAGATGAGATAGTTGTTACCTTTTACTCTCATGAGTTTACTTATCAATTGCCAGAACAGATTCAGCCGCAAGCTGGCATTCAAGTTAAGGTAGATCTGAGGCCTGAGATTGGCGTTTCACTTACAATTGATCAAGCGCTTGCGCTTGCTAAGGCTCTTCATACTACTTTAGAAGCGAATGGACTTTGGAAAAAGTGAAGCCCGGGCAGGATGATACAACTGTTACGCCTTCAAGTGGCAAGGCAGGATTCGTTATGCCGGGAATTGTGGTGAGCGCAGTATTAACTGCCTCAATGGCTCCTTCATATGGAAGCGTTCCTCAATACCAAATAGCTTTTGAAGATGCTAATCTAACCAGTAGTCCATATAATAAATTTACCAGCTTGCCACTGGATAAAGAGACCGAATCACATGGAAGAAGTGAAAACCTGGAGACCGATGTGAGCTCAGTAAGCAGAGAGGAAATCGACGCAAAACTGGCTTTGACAAAGTCTGAGATAGAACTTTCTCAGGCTCATAACTTTTCGTCCATTGAAAAGCTCTTGATTGAAGTAAAAGGAGAGATAGGGTCGTTGCGTGGCGAACTGTCAGGGAATAAAGATGCTGTTTCAGGGCAAATAGATGGGCTAAAAACATCAATATCCACCATGCAATGGATGGTAGGTACTGTTCTTGCCATGATGGGTATTGCGGTTGCTGTATTAGCCATTCCTGGAATTGACAAAATCCTTTGAGCGTCAAAACCCGGCCACCGCGCCGGGTTTTTAATGCCCTTTCCTCACGAACTCCGCCGAATCACGCAGCAACCCCTTGTGAATCACGTTTCCCACGGCCTTGCGCTTGGCCTCCAGCCGTTCGACAATGGCGTCACGGTCAATTTTCGCACCGTCGATTATCAGCTCAACGACAGCCCCGCCAATCTCCCCAGCTATAAAAGCAGCCCTGTCTTCCAGCAACTCATCCCGTTCCATATCCATACCTAGCCCCATAATCTTGCCCTCTTTGATGTTTTTTTGAGCATAACAGCACGCTTTACAAAAATAAATAACCAATAAAAACAACTAAATAAAACCATAGTAGCCACTTAAACAACTATTGTTGTTGACTTAAAAACAACTATGGTTTTAAATTAACTCATCCAAACAACACCGGCAACGCCGGGTAATCGTAACAACGCTCAGCTGGCCGGCTTAAAGGCAAAGGTGAAGAGATGATCCGCGAAGAAGACAAGCCTGCATGGCGTAATTTTTGGTTAAAGGTCGTTCCGTTTTTGGTTGCTGTAATCGCAGTTAGCTATCCGTGCTGGGGTGGCAAATGAGCAAACAAGGCATTCGTTCACTGGTTATCGTGCTGGCCTGTAGTGGCATTTTCTGGTCGGTGGTGGTTGCTTCAATTTTGCATGCTTCGGGGGTGTTCAATGGCTAACTCAATTCCTAACAGCGGACGCGCCGTGATGATGCGTAATCGCCGCACCGGCGCCGCCTGGCTGGTCAGCTTCGACTATCGCGACGGCAGCTACTGGCATGAGCCGCAGGGTAATCTGCGCCACATCCGCCGGCCCTACGCTTCACGCAGTATCGAACCGAACCTGGTACCAGCCGGGACGCATTAACCGCGCATATCAGCGCACGAATTTAACTGAGCTATCAGGCAGCCATTACGGTGCCGGGCGTTTCACAACCAAATTTCAGGGGAAACCATGAGCGAAATAATGGATTTAGTCGTCATCGAGAAAAAGAACGCGATGGCGGTTTTCACCAATAACGACCAGCTCGACCCACTTATCGAAGCGATCGAAAAAGAGGCCCGCAGCCTGGTACCGGACGTAACCACCAAAAAAGGCCGCGATGCTATCGCATCCATGGCTCATAAGGTCGCACGTTCTAAAACCTACATCGACAACGCAGGTAAAGACCTGGTCGCTGAGTTGAAGGCGCTGCCAAAGCAGATCGACGAAAGCCGCCGCGTTGCTCGTGAGCGTCTCGATGCGCTGAAAGATGAAGTGCGTCGCCCCCTTACTGAATGGGAAGCAGAGCAGGAACGCATTAAGGCAGAAGAAGCCATGCTCGCCCTTCACGTCGAAGCACTGGCCATGAACGAAGACTTCGATCGGCAGCTGGCAGCTCGGATTGAGTCCGACCACGAAATGGCCCTGCTGATGGATAAGGATTTCGACCGTGAACGCGCAGATAAAGCGGCAGAAGCCGAACGCCAGCGCATTGCCCGCGAAGAAGAGATTAAGCGCCAGGCAGAAGAAAAAGCGAAGCGTGAAGCGGAAAAAAGACACCGCGCTGAACTGGAAGCTGCAGGCCGCCGTGAGGCTGAGGAGAGAGCAGCAAGGGAGCGTGCAGAGCGTGAGCGCATTGAAGGTATTCAGCGTGCCGAGCATGAAAAGCAGGCCGCAGTAGAAGCTGAGCGCCGCAAAGCGCAGGAAGAGGCCGATCGCATCCGCCGCGAGGCAGAGCAGCGTGAGCAGGACCGCCTGGCAGAGGAGAAGCGCAAGGCCGATGAGCAGGCGAGCCGGGAAGCCGATGTTAACCACCGCAAGGCTATCGGTACCGACATTGTTAAAGCTCTGCAGGCCAATACCAGCTTAACCCGCGATCAGGCGATTGAAGTCCTGACTGCGATTAAAGACGGAAATATCCCACATACCGGGATCAGTTACTGAGGTGCGTCATGAAATTAAAACTCAGATACGACCATGCCCATGGCTACTTGAATACGCAGCGTGATCAGGTACTGGAGCTTGACGGTGTTGTACTCGACGGAACGGTTGATACGCGTGACGTGCTTCCACAACTGGACACCGCAGTGATTCTGGAATGGCTTTCTGAACAAGGGTACGTAATTACGCACCGGGAGCAGGCAGCATGAGCGCAGCTGAAAAATGGGATGACGATGCATTTATCCAGCTGATGTCAGAAGTAATCAGCACTCCTGATGAAGGTAATGAAGGCCTGGTTAATTTGTCAGCTGAGCGCCTGAACCCAGAAATCAACTGGGATGAGTTTGCGGGGAATTTTCAATGACGGAGAAAAAAGTTTACGCAGCCATTAGCGCTGTTGCCGGTGAACTTGCAGAGAAAGGCATCAGCAAAGAAAAAAAACAAGGCAGCCAGGTCAACTACGCATTCCGTGGGATCGATGACGTTTACAACGCCCTGGCTCCTGCTCTGGTTAAGCACAAGTTGCTTATCCTCCCGCGGTGCACTGAACGGTCATCCTGCGAGCGAACCAGCAAAAGTGGTGGTGCCCTGTTTTACGTAACCGTCCGGGCTGAGTTCGACTTTGTCAGTACAGAAGATGGCAGTTTTCATACTGTTGTCACCTACGGGGAAGCAATGGACAGCGGCGACAAAGCAACGAACAAAGCCATGTCGATTGCTTATAAATATGCCGCTTTTCAGGCGTTCTGCATTCCTACCGAAGAGACGACCGTTGACCCGGATTACGAAGCTCACCAGGTGAAACCTGCTGATGCAGACCAGATTCTTGCTGAGTTCACGAATTACGCTAGTTCAGAGAATGACCCAAAAGCTCTTCAGGGTAGCTACGGGAAGGCATGGAATAGCCTGCATGGTTTTCCTGAGCATCAGACGAAGTGCAAAGACGTTACCGGTATTCGGCTGAAAGAGCTGAAGCAGGCATCAGTTGGTGGCAGTCATGAAAATCACAGCTGAATCAATACTGGCCATTCTGCGCAAGGATGCGCGGAACAACATCACCGCGTTCCACCGTTGGCAGACCGCACGGGGTGCGCTTGGACACACTGCAGGAATAACTCTCAATTACCACGAGCCTTATTACGAGGGATGGGCGCCAGCTCTTGAGATGCGTGAAGTGATCATCTCTGCACCTGAACTTCAGCAGGTAATGCCTTTTCTCTCTGTAGAGCACTGGGGGGACGGAGTAATTGGCGGGGAAATTTATCGAATCCCAATGGAGGAAGAATGAAACATCACCGCGACGCCATAACCGTAGGGAAAGTGAAGTTCACGTACTCCGTAATTCGCCGCGGCTGGCTAATGCCTTGGGGTGAAGTGGTGAGTAACCCGTTAAAAGCTCAGAGGCTTGCAGAGAAGCTGGACACGAAAAGAGGTGCGCAATGACTGACTTTACCGGAAGCAAAACACCTGTTGAGCAGAGAAACCTTTGGCAAACACCGATCCCTCTGTTCGTCGCTCTGGATGCGGAATTCTGCCTGACACTGGACGCGGCAGCATCAACTGATAACGCGCTGTGCAACCGCTATATCACGGAAGAGCAAAATACGCTGACTACGCCCTGGGCTGATTTCCTGAGCATTCCGGGCTACGTGTGGCTCAACCCACCTTACAGCGATATCACGCCATTCGTGAAAAAGGCAGCCGCCGAGAGCACCAATCAGATCGGCACGGTGATGCTGGTCCCCGCTGATACGTCCGTCGGCTGGTTCCGTGAGGCCATCGAGACGGCCAGCGAGGTGCGCTTCATTGTTGGCGGTCGCCTTGCCTTTATTAATCCGGTATCCGGGAAACCTGTCAGCGACAATAACAAAGGCTCAATGCTGATTATCTGGCACCCCTACCCGCGCACCCACTGCCAGTTCACGACCGTTGAGCGTGATGCTCTGCTGAGTTTCGGTGCCCGATTGATAGCCAAACGGGAGGCAGCATGACGCCAGAAGAACAGGAAAACATCCTCCGCGCCCAGGCTCGTCGCTGCGCAGAAGAGCTAACCAAAGCGATGAGCGAAAAGCCTAAACCGAAGTGGAACGCTGTATGCCCCCCCATCCTTCGCAAGCACTACGAGAAGGTAAAGCCGATGGGCATCAGTCTGGTGAAATTTGTCAGTGTTATTGGCCGCATGAATGGGCGGTATGGAGTGGAATCATGAGCAAAAAACTTTACATTGAACTTGGCGATACATACGTCGTCACCGGGTCAGCACAAGACCTTGTTTTGAGCGAGAAGAAAACAGTAACCGATGAGAAAAGCAAAAACTTCGGCAATGAAACCCTATCTCGCATCGGTTACTACAGCAAATTTGAGCACCTGGTGAAAGAGTTATGCCACCGGGAAATCCTGCAATCAGAAGCGCAGTCACTGGAAGAGTTGCGCGACTACATCTTTGCACTCGGTGAGAAGCTGAGTAAGGCGGTCGAGTTATGAGCTTCTTCGAAATTGACTCGCGATTTTTGATCGCTACCGCATTTCACCGTCTGGAAATCATCCGTGATGATGGTTTGTATCGGCACCTGCGCATGCAGCAGCCGGGAACGTCCTGCTACTACTACGACGTCATCACCTGGCCTGGCTATCTTACCGTCACCGGCGATATGGGTACCTGGACCTTCTCCCGTATCGCGGACATGTTCAAGTTTTTTGGTGCCTGGGAAGGCGTGATCAACACCAGTTATTGGTCTGAAAAACTGGAAGCTGGCGCTGGCTGTTCATCTCGCGATCTGCTGGCAAAAGAATATAACCACGAGGCGTTCTGCAAAAGCCTGAAAGATTCGCTGAGTGAGTATCTGGAAGACGACGAAGAAGCAGAGCCAGAAGACGATCAAGACTGGGACGACGATGACGATACGCCAGATAGCGATAAAGCAAGGGTGCGCGAAATTGTCCGTGAATTATGCATGGCTGAGTTCAACAACGATTTTGAAGCTTATAACGCTGTTTATGATGCTGATTGGCCTGAAAGGTTTAGCGCCTGGGATATCTGCGACGGCCTGACCTTTAAGACGTATACCAGCCATTTCCGGTGGATTTTATTCGCTATCACCTGGGCCATCAGCAAATACCACAACGCGAAGATTGTTGATAAAGCGATGACTACGTTTTTGGCCTTTAAAGGAGTCGACGCATGAGCGCAGAAATCATCGATCAGGCCAACGAGCTGGCAGAGCGCCGTCTGGAAATGACCATCCAGAACATGCGTATCAACCATAACGCGGTATCGGCGACGCATTGCTGCGATTGCGGGGAGCCTATACCGGCACGGCGTCGGGAACTGGTGGCGGGCTGTCAGCGCTGTGCTGACTGTCAGGAGGAAGAGGAATTACGCGGTAAGCACCGGAGGCAGTGATGTTCAAACTGATACAGCGCGGACAGGTTTACGCCGACAGCCACGGATGGCCGGTGCTGATTCACAGCAGTGATGATAAGACGGTGCGCTACTGGCGCCAGGGTCGGATAAACACGGCAAGCATCGACCGATTTAATAACGATTTCGAGCCGCTCACTCGCGAAGAGGCGCACCAGATACGCGCTGAACTGGAGCAGAGCGAGCACATTAAGAAGCTGCGCGCCCAGCGCGCGGCCTGATTCAGGAGAGCATATGAGCGACGTAATTCAACTGGTGCCTAACAAGTGGGTCACAGAAAAGAAACTCACAGAAATTACCGGTCTTCGTTCTGGAACAATTGAACGAGCCAGAAAGAACTCCTGGTTCGTTGGCCGAGAATATATGCATGTATCACCTGATGGTGATCCAAACCCGAACAGCCAATGCATGTATAACCTGGAAGCGATAAATCAGTGGATAGGGCGCCAGTCCTCGAAACAGCCAGGTGCTCATTCATGCTGAAAGCGATATTCTTAACATGCTCTTGGGCGCTAGGGAGGAAGAATGGCCAAATCGTCATATCCAACTGGCGTTGAGAATCATGGCGGATCGCTTCGCATATGGTTCATTTATCAGGGCGTCAGGGTCAGGGAAAACCTTGGCGTTCCTGATACACCAAAAAACAGAAAGACGGCTGGCGAGCTAAGAAGCTCAGTATGTTTCGCAATCAAAATGGGTACTTTCAACTATGCCAGCCAGTTTCCTGAATCTCTTAACCTGAAAAAATTTGGAGTTGAGAAAAAGGAAATAACAGTAAAGGAAATTGCTGAGAAATGGCTTGAGCTCAAGCGGATTGAGATGAGCAGCAACGGGTTTGTTGGCTATGAGTCCATTGTAAAAAACATGGTGCCACGGATCGGCGGGGGCAGGGTCATTTCCTCAGTTAACAGAGAGGATTTGCTGCTTATAAGAAAGGAACTTCTGACCGGGTGGAAGGTGCCTAAAAAAGGACATAAGCCATCAAAAGGAAGAACGGTACCCACTGTTAACAACTACATGACCACTATTTCAGGAATGTTCAGTTTTGCTGTAGCGAGTGGGTACACGGCAGAAAACCCGTTTAACGGTATATCAGCTTTAACAAGAAGTCGTCCAGACCCCGACCCTCTTTCGAGAGATGAGTTTCTTCGACTGCTTGATAGTTGTAAGCATACGCAGATCAGGAACATCTGGGCCCTTGCAGTATACACCGGCATTCGTCATGGAGAGCTTGTTTCACTGGCATGGGAGGATATCGACCTGAAAGCAGGAACGATGATGATCAGGAGGAACTTCACGCCCACCAATGAATTTACTATGCCAAAAACTAAAGCTGGAACGAACCGGGTTGTTTTCCTGATTGAACCAGCAATAGAAGCACTCCGCAGCCAGGCAGAGATGACAAGGTTTGGTAAACAGCATGAAGTAGAAGTAAACCTACGGGAGTATGGGCGAAAGGAAAAGCACGAATGTACGTTTGTGTTTGATCCGAGACTAACCGGACGAAACTACCTTGCAGGAGACCATTATGCGGTCGGTTCGATAAAGAAAATTTGGGATGCTCACATTAAGCGTGCCGGCCTTCGACACCGTAACGCTTATCAGACGAGACATACTTACGCCTGCTGGTCATTGTCAGCTGGCGCAAATCCTAACTTCATCGCCACGCAAATGGGCCATGCCGATGCACAGATGGTTTACAAGGTTTACGGGAAATGGATGGCAGAGAAAAACACGGAACAGGTAGCGCTTTTGAACCAAAAACTATCTGATTTTGCCCCATCCCTGCCCCACGATGAAGTAATGAACGGATAATATATTGATATATCATTATGTTACATGTAACCATGCTACATATTGATAACACAAGAGGCACGAAATGCGCTCGACCGGGTGCAAAGCTTGTGGTGTGATCCCTGTTCAATATATTAAACTAGGCCTCGCAAATGACCGCCAGCGTCGCCATCGACCGTCACTGCGGGACAGAGTCGGGTAATAAAGGTATACTCCGCCTCCTTTTTTCTGCTTCGGTTTTTGATGGAAACGCTCCAGTGAGAGGACGCTACTGCGCACCATGACACAATTCACTTCTCCTGTACTGCACTCGCTGCTCGATACGGACGCCTACAAGCTGCACATGCAGCAGGCTGTCTTCCACCGCTACGGCGATGTACACGTTGCGGCGGAGTTCCGCTGCCGCGGGGACGATCTGCTCGGTATCTACGCCGACGCAATTCGCGAGCAGGTTGAAACCATGCGCGACCTGAAGCTGCAGGACGATGAATATCACTGGTTGTCTACCCTGCCGTTCTTTTCTCAGGATTATCTCGACTGGCTACGCGACTTCCGTTACGACCCGGGCCAGGTCACCGTCAACAATGAAAACGGCAAGTTAAATATTCGCCTGTCCGGCCCGTGGCGTGAAGTCATCATGTGGGAAGTTCCGCTGCTGGCGGTGATTAGCGAGCTGGTCCATCATTACCGCTCGCCGGAAATCAGCGTCGATTTAGCGCTGGAAACCCTCGAACACAAGCTGGCTGATTTTGCACAAATTACCGCCGGCCTCGATCTCAGCCACTTCCGTCTGATGGACTTCGGCACCCGTCGTCGCTTCTCGCGTGAAGTGCAGCAGGCCATCGTCGAACGCCTGCAGCAGGAGCCGTGGTTTATCGGTACCAGCAACTACGATCTGGCTCGCCGGCTTCATCTGACGCCAATGGGCACCCAGGCGCATGAATGGTTCCAGGCGCATCAGCAAATCAGCCCCAGTTTAGCCAACAGCCAGCGCGCGGCGCTGGCAGCCTGGCTGGAAGAGTATCCTGACAAACTCGGTATCGCTCTCACCGACTGCATTACCATGGATGCTTTCCTGCGCGATTTCGGCCCGGAATTTGCCAGCCGCTACCAGGGGCTGCGCCACGATTCAGGCGACCCTGTAGAGTGGGGCGAAAAAGCCATCGCCCATTACCAGAAGCTGGGGATCGACCCCATGAGTAAAGTGCTGGTCTTTTCCGATAACCTCGATCTGGCAAAAGCCGTCGATCTCTATCGCCACTTCTCTTCGCGGGTCAATCTGAGCTTCGGCATTGGCACGCGTTTAACCTGCGACATCCCACAGGTTAAACCGCTAAACATCGTGATAAAGCTGGTGGAATGTAACGGTAAACCGGTCGCGAAACTCTCCGACAGCCCGGGGAAAACCATCTGTCACGACAAGGCTTTTGTCCGGGCACTGCGTAAAGCCTTTGACCTTCCGCCGGTGAAAAAGGCCAGTTAA